CGCCAGAGGCCGCTGTAGTGGCAAAGGAGCCGCCAAACCAACAAAACCGACCTGACACCAAGGCCGCTATGATGCAGCGAAACAGCGCAAGCCAGGAGCCTGAAGATGCGGTTTATACTGATATTCCGCAACAGCCAGCCCATGCAGCAGCAGACGACGATTACCCCATTTAAGGGTAACGATAAAAAAACATGGATTGCTATGCCGAACAACTGATGACCGCTAACCGTGGCAGCAGCGGTTTATCCGCTGACTGCGGTTGTTAGGCGTTTAATTAACGAGAGTGTAAGACATGGAATTAATAGATTTATCTCAGCAAATGAAAGTACATAAATGGCGCATTCGGTTTGCCTTTTTACCTGTAAAGCGCATTAAAATGGTGAAAGGCTACATTGAAGAAGACGGTTATTACTGGCTGCGTATTGTGTTTGAGATTGAGTGCGGCCTAGTCCCTATTTGGACAGCCTACGCACACATGAACGATGGCGTGAGGTATAGTAACGCATAACCGCTTTAGCAGCGGTACGAAGTATCCGCTGGCTATGGTTGTTACATTTACTTTTAACTACGGAGTACATACAAAATGCTAAGTTTTACATGCCCAAGCTGCGACGCAGAAAATGAAATTGAAGGCGAGGATTTGCCAGATAGAGCTTGCGATGATGTTGAATATGAGTGCAAGCACTGCGGACAGGAAATGACTATAGGCTGGGTTGCTGAGATTGAGGTGCGAAGCATTAAAGTTGAATTTGGCGATTTGGCGGATGATATCGAGTGAATGTAACACTGTTTTTCAGTGAACGAGGCCGCGTTGAATCGGTTGTTATGTGTGTTTAACAGGAGGATATATGGCTTGCCAGCATGAGTGGATAAAGAAAGAAACTGGATGGATGTGCAAAGATTGCGAAATGGATATATCTGAAAACGAATTCAGAGCGCGGATGGCGTTGCAGAAAATAGTTAATGAATACGAATGGATGAGAAACGAGTCTGACAATGGAGAGCTATTCAATGCTATTGATGAGGCGAAAGACTTTCTTAAATACACATAACCCCTTGCTTTGCGGTGACGAGCGAAGTGAGGAATCCAGCCCGATAGGGCGAGCAACAGCATGTTGTTAAACGAGGTATGTATGAGCAAAACAAGTCAGAGAAAACAGGATAGACTTTTTAGATTGAAGAAAATTAGGGAAGCTGCAAAAGCTGAAAAGCCATTTCCATTTAAGAGTGCAACAAAAGAAGAAATCAAAAAATACTGGAAAGCGGTTGATTAAGTGGAATAGTTCGTATAACCATTGAAAGCAGCGGTTTATCCGCTGACTGCGGTTGTTATGTGACGATTAACTGGAGGATATTATGAGTAATTTTTACGCAATACAGTTTTACAATGACAAAGGAAAGTGCTTTATAGATGAGAGCATTTTATCAAAAGAGGAAGCTATAGGAAAATGGGAAAGTTTATTGCCAGATTTCATTGAAGAAATGGAAAAAGGCAATTCACCAGAAATGGCAATATGGTGCGACATGGAATCTGTTTCAGACTACCACACTAAATTAAAATACATTCACGCTGATGATTGCGTAATTAAGAATGGTCGATTATTCGTGACGCATGAAGTCACATAACCTTGCCATAACTGGCGAACGACCAACGGGAGTGAAGTCCAATGAGCGAAGCGAATGAAGTTGATGGCGTTGTTAAATGCCAACAAACTGTAAAAGTAGTACACAGTGAAGTATTGCGCGAGATTGTTGAGCAGGCGCACATGGCTGGGCAGAGTGATGCAGGAGTTGACCCAAGCTACAGCAATGCAAGAGCTTATTATGATAAGCTGTTTGGCATTTAACACTGTTTTTCAGCGAATGCGTTCGCATATATCGGCCTTTTATTTCATCAACTGATCAACAAGCGGGTTGTGCCTGTTGTGACAATCCGCGCCATCTTCCAGCGTTTTCGTGATCAGTGCCAGGATATCAGCCAGGTTATCACTGGCAGACTCATCAGGCGCTTTGCACGGCACCAGGTAGTAGCTGTCCGGGCGTTTAATTTCCTGGATTGCCACTGCCGATATAGTTCGCATAACCGTGGCAGCATGGGCTTGTCCCATGCCTGCGAGTAGTTATGTGCCAGCCGACGAACGGCAGCAGCACCGTTGCCCAAAACGATGACTACATATCTTCCTGAACTACTTGCACAATCTCGACGTTAGCGGTTGGCGTTGCTAATACAGCTCCTACTATTGACACCATATCACCCGGCTCTAACAATATATCCATATCGTCACGCGCAGATCCCTCGCCTTGCCCGAACTTCAAGGTACCAACTGACTCGCCTGTAACCTGTACAGCCGATGTGCTGTACTGAATGACTGAGTGAGCTGCATCGTAGTCGTAGAAAATCAGATCACTTGATGGTGTGCCGTTTTTCACATACCGCGCCACAGCCCCTTTTGCCCCATGCGTTGCGAGATTCGCCTTGCCTAGCCTGACCTTGACCCGATTGTCCCTGCCGTTTTTGGTTATTGCGTTGCGGATGGTTAACATATTTGTTAACGTCGTCCCTGCCGCCGCGATTACTCCTTCCAGCACATGCGGCTCATGCGTAAACACATTCACCCCGTCAATGAAAGCTGACATGCAGGCAGACTTTAGGGATATGTCAGCTGTACCGCCGAGCGAGGCAACAACAATTCCAACCCGCATATTCGGATCGGATATTGACGGCTGCGAATTGCGGTTTGCGTATTGGATTATATGCGCTAGAACCGTATCGCCGTTTGGTGACTCGACAAGGAACTCGATCTTCCCGCCGCCGACATATTGATACTGCACTGTGTAAACATTCAGCTTTTGCGGATCAAGCCACGGGCAGGGATTGTCCCAGGACGATTGCGGAATATGGGTAGATGTTGCCCTTGCGCCTGCCGTGACAACTGCAATGCTTCCAACCACGCCGCCGGTTGAGCTGAAGGTATAATCGCCCGTGGTAGGTTGCGCTACTTCATACATGATCGTTATGTCATCGTCCGTTGCAGTAACGAGATAACCAGGCGCATTGGCATCAAGGTATTTTGCAATCTCATAACAGGTGTGCTGAATTGTCCCTGCCGTGACTGGTATGCTGTAAAGCGTGCCGTTGAGAGTAACCGATGCCGTGCCTGATCCTGTAGCGCCCACCGTGATTGTTATTCGCCATATTCCGTTAGCCCCGTGGTGATCGTACCAGATACCAAACTCAAGTCCGCTGTAGCCAAACGCAAGACGATCCGTGGCCGTGGAAAAACCTGCTATCTGTTGTGTCAGCGCAGCAGGAGCAGAGAACATTCCCGTTAAAACACACCTCCCGCCAAATCGCGATTTATATGGAACGACTTGGGAAAGGAGCGCCGCATAGCTGTAGATCGTAGTGCCGAGGGATAGGTGAAACATCCCGTTAGTTACGGTTATCGAGCCGCTACCTGCTGTTCTTTGCATCAGCTTTTCCGTTAGTCCGTTAGTCCCCAGTACCTGCACAATCGGCGTTGGCGTTACAACAATCAGATCGTTAAATGCCGATTTATTAAACTTTTCGTGTATCTCGTCAGCTATGCCGAGCGCGTTGCCCTTGCCGTACACTTTTGGATAGATCATACTTTGCCGCCTTCGTCATCTTCGATAGCATCTATGGAGTGCGCCTTGCTTGTTGGATCGATCTTCGACAAAACACGGTCAACAATAACAAGGCTTTTATCCGCGCACTTGCCGTAAAATCTCAGATTCTTTCCGATCACGCTTGATATTGTTTCGTCAGGGTATCCGAATTTATAGGTCGGATTTTTGAATAACGCATTAAGAAAAGGCGCAGCCAGGACATTCAACAACTGATCCCAAGCTATAAAAACATTCAGTCCATATTCCGATCTTGCCGATATCAACAGGCAGACAAAGAAGTGCAGCGCAAGCAATGGCGCGGCAATGCAAAGAAACAAAAAGCAGGTGAGGAGAAAGGCGAAGAAGACGATGGCGCGGTTCATTTTAGCTGCTCAACCAGATTGTTATGCCGGTCTTTGCACTCCCTGTAGTCCGCAATAGTCATCGCCACCATGTCGAGAATATCCTGCAAGCCGTCGCTGTTAGATTCGCGCAAGTCAGGGCATGGCACTAAATAATAGCTGTCGGGTTTCTTTACTTCTGTGATAGCTTCAGTTGCCGCTGTCTGCACCGGCTGCGTTCCACAGCTCGCTAAAACCGACAATGTTGCTACAATCAGGATTGTTTTCAATGATCTTTGTGACATATTTCACCACCACAACAGGTTTTTTGTTTTGTAATTCAATCGCGACTTGCTGCCAGTGTTTTTTCTCCTCCACGGCCTCGCCTAATTCGATCCTGGCAGCCTCTTCTGCTGCCTGATACTGTGCGAGCTGTTCTGCCTTGCCGGCGTTGTAGCCGCTCTGGTATGTGTTGTGATGATCCCATTGCCAAAACCCGATCAGGCTCATCAGGATAACGAGTAGCAGCCCCATCTTCACAACTGTTTTATCCACCATCCTGCTTGCCTCTCTGATGCTGGTACAGCCCCAAAATAGTAGCTAACATCCCGATTACTGCCGTCACAATAGTAGCGCCGGCTGCCCCGATGTTGGTGATGATCTCAGGCTCAGTAACGCGCAACAATACAATAGTTATGATTGCGCACGCCCATACCAGAGCAAGCCGCCTGATTACCTTATGCTTATCCAGAAACGTCACGGCTTAAACTCCGAGATTAATTTATCTGATATGCGGGTATCAACATGCACCCAGGTTACATCCGATTCCATGCTAACAGAAAACCCCAGGCCGGAGGATGGCCATTGCAGCTTCATGTCTTCCCTGACCTCCTGCGCAGTCTTGCCGGAAAATTTACAATCGAACGCTCGCCCGTACTTGTGCTGTGAAAACGAGGCAAAATATTTTTCAGGCGATCCGTAAAACTCGACTGTCCTTAATCCCGATTGGCTAAACTGCCCGCCGATATGCCAATTATTAATCACGCAAGCGCCGTATCTCTCTCTCATCCAATCGATAAAGCGCAGGGCGTTAGAGTCGAATAGCTGAATCGCCTTCTCGCCCCGTGCCATGAAAACAGGTTCAGGCACTAACTCCTGAATCTTAAAATGCTTCACTTTTGATGCCCCGTGAAACTGACCCACCAGTGATATATCGCGACAAATACGGCAAAACTAGCGAGCCATTTTGCTATCTCGCCAACGGTCGACAGTACTTTAACCGCGCCGGTAGCGGCCTTCCATGCATCTATCAGGCCGCTTGTGGATTCGACAAGGTGCGAAATTTGCCGGTTGTTCTCCTCCTGAGCCTCAAGAAGCTTGTTCCATCTCTGCTCCTCATAGACCATGTGCGCCCTGAATTCCTGAATGTGCGTCTCGACGCGCTCGCTCAACTCCACCAGCTCTTTATCGCTGAATCTCATTTCAGTGTCCACCATGGCACGCGTCCCTATCAGTCGTTTTTCGGTATTTTACACTATTTCCCACTTGCTGCCATCCCATGCCGCCGTCTGCCCGTCTTCCAAACCACAGACCGGCTCTACGGTAGAGCCGTAAGTGTCATCGTCAAAATGCGTGATTCCATTGCCCATATATAGCCCGTCCGATTTTCTGAAAACGTAATAAATCATGTGTGCCTCAAAATTTGTTTAGGTATGGCGACAACTCTTGACCGCCGCCCGTGCCGTAAGTCCTGATAATTAAAAAGTCTGCTTTTGTTCCAATCCCGGAAAATATCTTTCCAGTTGATGATAGGCATCCACCGTGATATTTATTTGTTCCTGTTAGCGTCGCCCCGAGCGCAGAACGTGATGCCGTTCCTGCCATTGGATCGATAATCAAAATGTTAGTGGAATCTTGTGGGCCGCAATATATTTTTCCGTCATATCCTAAAGCACAGAATGAGAATTTTGAAGCGTCCGATAACGTCGCCCCCATAGTCGAGCGCGAGGCTGTTCCGGCAGCAGGGTCGATGATTAGAATGTTCGTGCTGCTGTATGGCGCGCCGTATATTTTTCCGTTTCCGCCGATTGCGCCGCCTATCCACTTGATAGTCCCCGTTAGCGTAGCACCCATGGCAGAACGTGATGCCGTTCCCGCATTTGTGTCGATAATCAGTATGTCCGTACTGTCTCTTGGGATTCCATAAATCTTTCCGTTTTCAGCAAGGCACCCGCCAGCCCATTTATTTGTTCCTGTTAACGTTGCGCCCATGGCAGAACGTGATGCCGTTCCTGCCATTGGATCGATAATCAAAATGTCAGTGGCATCAAAAGGAATGCAATAGATCTTCTCGCTAACAGGCGAGTAAACAGCGCCGTAATATTTTTGTGTGCCTGTTAGGGTGAGTCCAAAGTTCGTCGTGCTTGTCGTTCCCGCCACAGTATCGATAATCAATACAGTTGTGCTGTTATATGGCGCGCAATAAATTTTTCCATTTGGGGCAAGCGCTCCGCCTACCCATTTGGCAGATCCCGTTAGCGTTGCCCCCATCATGCTCGCTGTTTCAGCTATCGGATCGATAATTATAACATCGGTTTCGCTAATTGGGACGCAATACATTAGGCCATTTGGCGCGGCAATAGGTGAGCTTGTTGACGTTATCGTCGCCCCGAGCGCGCTCGTTGTCGCCGTTGCTGTCGCTGTTTCTTCCCATAATGAAGTTGCGTCGGTAATATCCTGAATGTCAGGCCATTCCGCAAAGGTTTCAGGGTAGTTAAGCAACGAGTGAATTGCCGATGCTTCCCCCGCTGTTGATGCCCTGTCAACTATAACGATCTCTCCGTGGTTCTTGCTTATAAGAGGCGTGGCTGGGATTGTAATACCCTCGGCATAAACGCCCGTGCCTATCCTCTCAGGCGAGGCAATGGAAATAGTGCAGTCCGATCCTAAGGAACCTGAAAACGTCACCCCAAGCGCACCGGTAGAGCCTGTATATTCAATGTATTTATACCCGCTCGTTGTTTCTGACAGGATAGCAGCGACAGGAAAAGCATCGTTGCCGTTTCCACTCTTGTCATCCATTTTTGCGACGGTTTGCCCGACAGTAGTCACCTGCGTTGTGCCGCCGATATCCTGCCAAAGCGTGGATAGATCAGAGGGGTCGTACCACGCGCCATCCTCTGATGCCGCAAACATCGATGTGATTTCAAACGTACCCTAAACACAATTGAAGGCGACCCAAAAGAATCGAACCCATCCCTGACTGACGTAACTGTCACCCTAATATATTTCGCGCCCGGATAAGAACTGCCGGAAATATCCGCCTCGGTAAGTTCGTACGTAGATGCAGTTGTGGTGTCTGTCAGGATAGTTCCTAACAACGTCTCTGATGCGTCAAGCCCCTCAAAAAGCACAGTGTAGCTCGTTCCTGCCTCTGCCGTTTCGGCTGCGTCGTACCAATCTATAATTGCTGTTGTCACGCTGCGCAGGCGGTTTCTGGCTTTCCACGTCACATCAACAGGGTATGTTTGCAAGGCATCCTTATCTGGCTCGCCAACGCCGTCAGCCTCAAGATCAGCAACCGGATAAGGTCGCGCCGCCCTACTGTCAAATGTTATACCGTGCGCAGTAGCATCATCCGCCGCAAGAGTTGCGTCATCGCTAACAGGCAGCAGCTTCACATCAATCGCGTTCCCGTCCATATATTCCACATCAGGAATTTCGTTATCCCCACCAATGAATAATATAGCCGCGCCGTCTGCGTGTAATTTCGGTATTGTGTCAAAACAACCACGCCCGACTGTGATCTCGCCCGCCCCCGTGTCAATACTATCAACGCGCATATACTCGCCATCGCACCATGCAATTGAACCGGCGACAACAGTAGATATATCAGCAGTCCAATTCTGAATCGGAATAGTGTCGGTTGCCATGCTTGTGATAGCGCCGTCGAGATACGCAACTTGGCAGAAGTCAACGTCGCCGCTATCTTCGTCATCGAGCGTTATCAGCGCGTTTATACATGTGTTAGGATTTCCGCCGGCAACAAGCACGCGTCCAGATGCTGGCGTGCTCGCCAATACCGCATTGGTTGCGCCCTGGCCGAATCTTTCCGACATCATGTGATATGGCGACTCTTCTACAAGATAATCGGTTAGGTCTTCAGGCTCTCCGGTTGTTGTCTCAGCCTCTTGTGTGACAATAACGCCCGTTGCGGGCATAGTGAAAACATCCTGCACCGCTTCGATGATTATCGTGTTAGTTACCGCATCGCCGTAGGTGATCCTCTGAATACGCATTACGGTCTCATCAATGCCATCTTCAGGCATGTCAAACATAAATACATCACCTATCGACAAATCTGCCGCTTCCCTTGTGCATTCTAGGGAGACGGAAATCAGCGGCGAGGACATTGCCCTCAAATCGCGCAAAGCGGCATTGCCCGCAGTGACTCCGTTAGAAAAACCGAGATACTCTATTGTTTCGCCAATAATCTGCCCCGTTGCCGATATTGACGCATGATCCTGCGCCGTGATCGATTTAACGCTCCTTGTCTGATAATCCAGATAATTAACAGTGACTGAATTTACAAGGTCTGAAACGGTCGTTTTTGCGGCTTTAATGATTCGTATGATGTTCGTGCTATCAAGTACCTGAATCGAGCCGACATCATAATCATCACGAATCAGCTTGATTACAAACTTACCTGTAGTGATATCGGTATATAAAACGCCTCCACAATGAGCAAGGATGTTTGCTATAGAGTCATCCGTCTTGCCCCTTGTGTCGATAACAAGCGACACGCCAAGCCCTTCGCTATAACATGTGTCAGCCGCAAGCTCGAAACTTGTCGAGTCGATTAAATCGCTATCACTGCCCATTCCCCAAACCGGATCTGTTATAAGGTTGTAAATTGCATGAACCGGATTCATATCTGCTTGATGCGCCGCATAGATATCTAGCGACAGCCCGCCCCTGTTATCTCCCGGATTCGTATCATTCGGAATTATTTTCACATTCAGCGCAAAGAATGGTATGACCACGATCTCATTAGATACTGCTGCCTCTGCGGCGGTATCTGTTGCGTATTCTCCTGTCCAGAATGTTTCTGTATATTCAACGGCTCCAGTCATTCCTGTATCGATATAAGAGTATACGTCAACCTTGAACTGATTAGTCCAAGCGAGGCCGCCGTTGCCTGCGTCGTTAGGGAATGCGCTCCATGCTTTATACGTTAGGCCTAGTGGCTTTTTTATTACGATAGAATCGAACACAAGCATTGCAGGGAATGTTATCGCCTTTCCTGCGCTTAAATTTCCTGCCACATTGAAGTCATTTTCAATCGTTTGGAATGTGGCGTTTACCTGCGCACGATTATCATACCATTGTGTATCGCCGCTTGAATCTTTATGGATTCGCTGTACCTCGAATGACCACGGCTTGATATAGGGAACATTCCCAAGATATACGCGGTTTAAGACAACTGACATTACGCCTCTAAAAGCCGGAATATCATTGCCTAAGATCGTCCGCAGATAGACGTTTTGCGCCTGATTGGATTCGCCGAACATGATATCTATATCGCCACTAATTCCGCCCTCTTTAGATTTCCCGCCAAATAATTCAGGAGAATCTGCTGTCTTGGTTTCGTTTGATTCAGATATTAATCCACTCGTCAGAAGCCACGGCAAACTGAAACTGATCTGCTTCCCGTCGGCGAGTATTTTCTTGACACCATCGCAAACGCCATGGCAGATAACCATGTGCATGCCAGAATAGTAAAAAGTGCCGCCTCCCTGTGATTTGTATTTTTTTGTCTTCTTGTCGCCAACCCAAACAACATTTGGAGACCTTACTTCTCTTGTCCCAAACACAACAGGTATTGCCCTCCCCTGCTCTGCCGTAGGAAACTCTAACGTCTGGCCCTTTGGCCGCTGCGTTTTTATGCGACTCCGCATAGCTGCCGAGATTAATACGGATGCAATTACCGAATAGAGTACATATAACCAATCCATCTTTAAATCCCGCTTTCAAATGGGTTTTTATCGATCCACGGAAATCCGCCGTAGTTCTCGACATTGTTTTTTAAGATACATGTTGCAAGTGTACGGTCACAACCCTCATACAGTGTCACGCCATCCGATGCCGCAAGTCCAAACAACGGCCTGATCAGCGTTAGGTCATCACCATCGTGCTTGATGATGAATCGCCGATACCCGCCCTTCTCGATCTCGCCGCCGGTCAATGCGCCGGATGTTATGCCGTGGCCCGCCGTTAGGGTGACGACGTTTCCATCAATCGAGTCAACCGAACCGGTATAGTCAAAGTCGCCACGAATCAATCCACAGCCGGTAGAGTAAACAGCGTGGCGGCAGTTGTGTTGATATGCAGCCTGAAGATTTGCCCTTGACAGTCTGCGTGTAAGTGACTCACATGTCAGCGTAACTTTTTTGGAAGAAAGGAAAGCCGATGTGACAACGCCCTGCCAAACTACCACCGCCTCGGAATCGCCGTCAGTCAAATGTGCCCGGTAGATAATGACGCTAGACTCATCGTCTGCGCCATCGGTCAGGAATTGAGCGGCGAATGTGTTCGTTAAAGGAAACTCAAGCTCCAAGGCATCTTTCACAACGTCGTTAGTCAATGAGAACTTGCTAGGCTTTACTTGTGTTGCCGTCCACGTTGCCGACAATAACGAAACATCTACCGCGTTTGTAGTCATGCGGGTAATCGTTGCGCCCCGCGTAAACTTGAGCAGGATAGTTGGCGCCCCGCTCTCTGTCGTTGCGTCTGTCGCTATATATGTCATGGTGTCGGAATCTCCATGCAAACGACTTGCAGCGCGCCGCGCCCTGGTGTGTGTGTGATGTCTATATTATCACTATCAAGGCGCGCACAGCGAAGGAAACTGATCTTTTCGGTGTTCGCGGCTGTTAGGCTCAGCGTTGTTGACATAGTCAGGTTGACATTGCCGCCCGATGGCGTAGCAGCCGTTACCCTGCGGTAATAATGCGTGCCGTCGATGCCAAGAATATCGACATCAACGGGAAAATCGGTGCGGGAAAAATCAGCAACTGGCAGCGTTGTTCCTGTGATGTTTCCGGCTACTGTAAGATCACCGGCAAATGATGATACCCAAAAAGCCTTCTGCCTGCCCCTGCGAGAGTGCAGCCACTGGATCAGGACATACATTTCGGCCATGTCCTGCTTTTGCCATGATATAAAAAACGTGTTCTCCGGCAAGGTTCGCAGGCGGATATGCTCAGGGTTTGAAGTCTGATTATCGAATGTCTGGACCGGGAATTTTATCGACTCTGAAAAACTGCCACCGGCGCCGAACACCGGAACGTCGGTCAAAACATCAATGCTCAAATACTGCGAATACCCCGTGGCCGGATCGTCTAGGTTGTCATTGATCTGGAAATCAACTGACACAATGCGCCACGGAGAGTTATCACGCTGCGCTTCTATGCCGCCGAGCATTTTGCCGTTTAGCAATGGCATCACCAGCGCGCTCGCATAAGTGCCTGACACAGCATCAAGCTCTGCCGTCGTTGCGTTTATCGCCGTAACCTCTGCCTGCTCGTACGCGGTATCAGATCCCCACACAACAACCTGGCTACCGATGGCCAATTCTGTCACGTCAAAGCAGCCATTAACAGTCACAAGCGTTCCAGAAGCAACCGCGCCAACCGCTGCTATTTGCCCCCAATGCGGGACAAGGAAATCCTCCTCCTCCCTGACTGTCTGTTGTGCCT